AGGCTCATCGCTCAACCCTCCCGCCGTCGATTGCTTCGCACCACGCCACGCACACCGCGGCGACCTGCACGAGCTCCGTGCGCAAGCGCTCCAGCGAGACACTGCGCCCCTCGCCGAGGCCCTCGTTCAGCTCGTGGCCAACCTCGCCGAACTCTTCCGCGAGCACCATGAAGCGCTCCGCGTTGGACAGGCCAGCGTCGGCGCACGTGTAGGCGAACTTGCCTTGCTCTCTAAGGCCGTTCTGGCGTACGCGCTCTAGAGCAACGTGGAGCATTACGCGCTGAATTTCGGTGCCGTTCTGTTGCTCTTCCAGCTTCACATCGCGGCCGGCGTCCCAGTCGCACTCGGCGAACTCGCGCAGCGCGGCAACGAGTCGGTTGTTGTCGGTCGAAATGCTAATGCCGTCCCAGCTCTCGGTGAGAAAGAAGCACTCTCGAATCTTGCGAACCCTAGAATCGATGAGCGAGTCGTGCGGAATCATTGCCCGACCCCCGACGCCTGAGCCTCGAGCATCTTGACCAGCGCCTCGGCTTTGGACTGATTGAGCTCCTTCAACGGGCCGCAGCCGTGCTTGACGCTGAACTCGCCCAGCTCGTCGAGCGTGAAGCCGATGCCCTTGCCCAGGTCGGCAATACGGCGTTTGGTGTCGGGTTGAAGCTCGCCAGTCTTGGGCGCCTCGACGGGCCTCACAGCGGGCGGCGTGGCGCGCGGGCTGGGCTCCGGAACCTTGCCGGTGCCGCTGGCGGCGTTGCCGTCGTCGTCCTCACCGTCGTTCACCCCGAGCAGGCTCTTTACCTGGTAGCGCTTGATGTAAGTCAGTGCGCTACCGAGGTCTTGCGCGCTGCCCCACTTCGGCAGGAACACCTCGACTTCTATTCGATTTTCCCCAAGCGCCAGAATGGTAACCACTCGGTCACCGTCGAATGGCTGGAGCAGAGCGAGCCCATGCTTGTTTAGTGCCGGCCGAACAGAGGCCAAAACCTCTGCTAGGGTCGCGTACTTGAACTTCCGTCGACCGCCGCGCCTGTCTTCGAATTCGACCTCTGCATCGCGGTCCATTTCGATGAATTCAGGCTGAGCTTTGGCCAGCGCCTCGAAGAGCAGACCGACCTGGCCAAAGTAGCGAATGGTCTCCCGCGGCGCGGGAGCGGGAATTGTGTCGGACTGAGAACTTTCTTGATTATCCATTTGGGGTTCCTTTCGTGTGTTACACTGTAACACGCATGACAAGCAAAACGATCACATTTCGGACGAAGACAGCGGAGCGTCTAGCCGTTTACCGTCGTGCTTTCGAGGCAGCTAGACGGGCCAGGCCAAGTATCGACTGGAGCGACTGGCTCCGCAGCGCGTGCGACGCTCAGGCCGTCAGGGACCTTGGGGCCACGCAGGTAGGCCATCAGGACGGGCTGGTGCCGCTCGGGGCCAACCTCGTGCCCCCTGGCGCGGAGCTGGACTCTCCAGTGCGCCAGGGCGACGCGGAGTAGTTCCAGCTCGTAGATGCTGCTCACGGCAGGCCGACCATAACCCGCACCGGCTTGTCGGTCGACGGGTCGACAACCGAGACAATTTGGTACGAGCGCAAGAAGCGCGCTTTGCCCTTTGGCGAGGTCGCCCCGCAGATGCCCACCTTGGCGCCATCCGTGGTCGTGGCCTCGGTGAAGTTGGAGCAGGACACCGGCCTGATAGCCTTTTCCTCAGCCGAGGCGACCGAAGACAGTGCGAGCAGTGACACGATGATAGCGAATGTTTTCATGTGAATCTCCGTGCGCGGAATTGCGCGGTGGAGGCCGTTGGAATCGAACCAACGAAGCGCGGAAAGGAACCACTCAATACGCGCCCGAGCCATCGCCCCCAGGTCAGTCTCGTTGCTCTTCGGGTGGCAGCGCGCGGTTGCTGCGCTCGAAGTCGTCCCACAATCGAATGGATTCTGTTCGCAGGTCGAAAGCCTTGTTTGCTTCGGACAGAGCATGATTCAGGCCGACAGCGAACGCCTCGGTAACCGCCTCGTCCGCACTCATCTCGCCCGACTCGATGTGGGCAGCGATTTCGCACAGCTCCTGCTCTACGTGGTTTTTCAAAACAGCCTCCCGCAAAGCAGGACGCAAACCATCATTCCCAGGTAGGGCGCCAGTTCAGACACTCGGCCCCCAAACAAGCTCATTCATGCGCTCGACTCCTTTTGGGTTGGACAGGCAACGACCGGAGCCGATGCGGTGCGGGTAGTGATACGACGGACAAGTGCACGTCAGATTGCGCGGGCTGTCGGAGCGACGGCAGAGCGGGCGACCGCGGCGGCAATTGGCCTTGCGGCAGTAGCAGCCTTTCACGGGTCGCTCCCGGGCACCCAGAACCCGTTTTCTTTCATGTAGTCGGAATAGCGTTTCATCGCCGCCTCGGCCCTATCGCATGCTTCTTTGGTCTCGAACCACTCAGCAAACGAGAGCACAGTGACGGCAGACAGCGGGATGTCTGGATTCTCCAGCGCAAATTGCGCAAGCAACTCACGCAATCGCTCTGTGTTCATAGCGGCGCCACTTTCTTGGCCTTGCCATCGCGCCGAGCCAAGCGGTCCAACATGCCGGCCTCCTGCGAAGCGTAGCGGCTCATCGCGGCCACACTTCCGAACCGCTCGGCGGGTTCATCTGGTCGAATTCGGTACTCCGCAGGTCGTAATCCTCATTCTCGAGTGCGTGCAACTCGGCAGCTAGCGATTCCTCGCAGGGGTAGCAAAGCCCGTTTTCGAGCTCGTGGCATTGGCAACGGTGGGTCGAGATGGTCATGGGTTCCTTTCGTGTGTCAACAATGAGGCCTCGTAAAGCGAATGTCAAGCGCTAATCGCAGCACCAGGCGTTGCCGGTTTCCTGTCGGCCATCCGTCCAGTCTGGGCCATCGCAATGGCCGGGGATAGGGTTCGTTTGCGCAACGTCTTGGCAAAGCAGGAACACGGATTGGCGAGGACAGACCTGCAGGCGAGCCTTCTCGCTCTCAATGGCACAGCCCTTCGGTAACGGGTCTACCTGGCCGGCGCACGCGGTCAGCAACAGGGCAACGAGTAGCGCTTTCATTCGGTCTCGCTTTCCAGCTCCGACACGATGGTATCGTAGTCGCAAGACTCGCAGACATCGGCCATGAGTGCCCAATACATCTGGGCAGACACATCGCGTGCGGGCTCGCCCATCTCGTCCTCGGCCGCATCTGGGTGGCTAGAGCAGCAGAGCCCAACGCGCGCCTGGTGCGTGTAGATAACCCGTTGATGCCCGTCTACCTGCTCATGCAGGTGGTCACGGAATTCGTCCTCGTCGGAAACCTCGCCATCCTTGACAGCGCGCTTCATCTCCTCGCGAATTCCGCGCACATCGTCCCAATAGTCGCGCTCAATCACGCGCCAGGCCTCATAGTAGGTAATGTCAGCGCTCATTGGGCAAATACCTTTCCGTTGTGAACATACAGGTAAACGCTGCCGTACGGCTTGCAAGCTTTGGACAAGAGCTCTCCAACCTCGCCATATCCGCGGTCCCAGAAGCCAGCGCCGTGGCCGTTGCGAGTTAGCCAGAAGTCATGGCCGTTCTGTTCGTCGTCCGCTTCGGTGCGCTGTAGCAGCGCATAGTTTGCCTCCCAGAAGTTCTCGCAGTCCTTTCGAAGGCTCGCCAGCGCCTCTTCAGTGAAGTCGCAGGTGTCGTAGTTGTCATCCAGTGGCCCTCCACCTGACTCGTTTGCGTTGTCGGTAGACAACCAGAGCGCGCACTCTAGGAACGCCTCGAAAAAGGTCTCCGGCATGGGCTCCGGCTCAGCGTAGGCGGACTCAATGCGCTCGCCGGTCTGATCGCAGTACAGTTCCGGTTCTTCCCAATTAATGTCGGCCGCTTCGAATTCCCAACACCCGTATCCGTCGCGCGTGGACCGGGCAATCTCCCAAACGTTTTCCAGCGCGGCCGAATGGGACAGCGTCGAGCCGTCGGTAAGCAGCACGAACACCGGATAGCAGCCAACGCTGGTGTACGGGCCAGCGCGCAAAGCGTCCAAAAACTGGCGAACCTTGGCACCGTTTTTCATTGGGCCGCCCTTTCGTTCTCGATGTCGAACGCAATGAGCTCATTGAGCGAAACGGACGGCGTGGCGGCCAGGTAAGCACGGTAGGCATCAGCCAGGCACCAGTCTTGAACGCGGTTGTACATGGCGTCGGGCAGCGCATCGCCCTGCGCTACGGCCTGCAGGTAGGCCGCTTCCGCGGCGTTGTGGCAGTACTGGGTGGGTTCCTCGTACTCCGCCGCGGCGCACACGCACGGCAGCGACAAGAGGGCAGCGAGGAGGCTCGTGGATACTGAAAATCGTCCTAGTCGGGTCATTGGGTGGTTCCTTTCGACTCGTTTAATCTAGTGCTACGTCAGGCGGACGTCAAGCGAGAATCTCGCGCTTTGGTTCTTTTCTCCAAGATGGCTTTGCCATGGCGCTTGCAGCAGTCTTTCTTGCTGCCGGGCAAGTAGGCATAAACCGCCAGCTCGCCGCATCCAGCATAAACGCACTTGCTTGGATGGCTTGAGAAAGACCATCCGGGCAGGCGACCAAAGCCGCAAGCGCGGCACGTTCCGCGTGCTGAACCCTCCCCATGGCAACGCAACGCGCCGCACGCCATGCACACTACTTTGCCGCAACGGTCCGCCGATTCTGGCGCTTGATACCAGCCGCTCGGGAAGCATCGCCCACAATCAACGCATGCCATGGCTCAAACCTCCAACGCCTCGACCAGCGCCAGCTCGCGCACCGCGCGGTCAATGACGTCCGCTTGCGGCGCCTCGGCGTTGTCTAGGCCGTCCGCGCAGAGCTCACGCAGCGCCACGGCGAACGCAGCCAACGCGGTAGTGGTGTAGAAGCCGCTTTCGATGAACCGGCGCGCTGCGTCTACCTGAGCGCGCGTGTACTCGGTGGAGAGAATCTCGTGAGCTAGTTCGGCTTGAGCTTCTTTGGTCATGGCGACACCTGAAACGTGTAGGTTGCAAGTACAGTCTGTAGGCCACGGAAGCGCGCGATGAAGGTCTCGTCCGAGACATTGACGCAGTAGAAAAGCTGCGTCTTGCCGCGTTCCTGGTAGAGCCAATTGTTCAGCGCGGCAACGTCGGACAGCTCCAAGCCGGAGTAGTCGCCGTTGATTAGGGCGCTCGCCCAATGGGCCGGAGCGTGAATCTCTTCGAACTTGTCAGAGTGGGTCATGTTGGTTCCTTTCGACCTCTCCAGTATAGGCCCACGTAAAGCGCACGTCAAGCGAACCGACATCGGAAACGACCGGCGCTTGACGATTGTGGGTCGTGAACTTCTGGTTACACCCCTCGCTGATACCGTGAACTCTAGTTCACAATGCGCGATGCAACCTATCGGGCGATAGGCGGACCGGAGGGTCTTAAGTGAGAGCTCCGCTGTCGACGGAACAGCGGTTGGGGTCCGGTGAGCTTTAGCCCAATCCCCACTCAGGCAGGCACTCTACCGTGAGGTAAGCGAGAGACAGGCGGACCGAAGGCGCGGTGTTCTGCTGGCCGTTGACGCGAGCTCGGGCGCGCTCCGCTCTGCCGTGCGGCGGACTCGAAGGCGGGTGAAAAGAGGAGGGCGAAGCGGGCCCTCTCCCCCGCGCCCCTCACGTGTCCCCGCTCCGAATCCCTGCAGGCCCCTGCTCGCCAACGCGCGGGAAACATGCGGCGTTCGCACGCGAGGCTAGCAGGTCGGCCTGTCGGACGGACGTATGTTCAGTGCCACCTCGCACGCACGGCGGCACTGCTCAGTTGTTCAGACTTGGAGGGGTACCCCAGGGGGAGAGGGGTGGGGTGGAGAGGGGGGGCCACCTCAGCCCGTAAATTTTCTCAGCAACCCTAGTCCCACTAAGTCGTCACCCGGAAAACCCCCAACCGTTAGCGCGCAGGGTACTAGTCACCGGGGTTGCGTCGCTGGGTGACGTTGTGATATCGTACCCTCATGAAAGCATCACTCGGTAGAGTATTCCAGTTACGTCACTCGTTCGAATTCCTTAGGCTACTACGGGACCGCGGAACGGTGTCGTTCAGCGACGCATGGCGGGCCATCGGGTGCTACCCGAAGTCGATGGCCGTGTTGGTCAAGTGCTGCGTTGGTGCCGGAATGGTTCAACCAGTTGCGACCGGGCGGGGGTACGAGTTGAGCCAGCGAGGGTGGGTGGTGCTACCGGACTGGGAGCGGCTCATGGCCCACGACGGCGAGCCGGGCGAGTGGGATGCGCCGGCTCCGGTGGTGTTGACCAGCAATCCGGAAAAGGTGGCACGAGTGCGGGAGGCGATCGAGTCGCACGGTGTGGTGCGCCGGGTGGAAGCTGGGTTCGTCGCCGTTGGGCCGCTTGAGAAAGGTCATCCGGTCAAGATGGCCTCCGACGAGACGCTCGCGCCAATCGCACCGGGATTCCACGAAAAGAGGTTCGTCGAGCTGGAAGAGGACGCCTCGCTAGACCCGTTCGGGATGGGAGGCACGGAATGACCTGGAATCCTGACCACGGGCCGAACAACCTGGAGTGGGAAAAGTACACCATGGAGCTCACAGCCGAGGAGCTACTCGACGGGCTGAAGGCTCGCCTTTACCAGCCGACGCAAGACGCTTACGGCAAGGCGTGCCTGTACGAGCTAGAGCAGCGGCTGCTGATGCTGGTCGGAGGTTTTAGAAACACCATTCGCGCCACGTATTACGTTGCAACGCACGTCAAGTGGTGCTAGGGTAAGGCATGAGTCAGCCTCCCCGTTACGACGACAAGATTCCACGCAAGGGTGGTTTTATGTACGCCTCCGAGTGCGACCTCGAGTGCCTGCGCTATTGGCTCGAGCGTTTCTCGACCTCGAGCAACCCAGCCTTCGAAGAGCGCGACCAAAAGCGCGCCAAGGCGCTGAGCTACTGGGTGAAGTACCGGGAGGAAAACCCCTACGACCGCTGGAGGGGCCAGCGCAATCTGCACGAGGTGGTCGCCGCGCAGCCGAGCAACAAGCCCACCATCTTCCCATGGGAAGGCCGCGTTACCACCCCGGCGCCTCTACCCAATCAGGACCCGGGCGACGACAAGCGCGGCGATGCGTGGGAAGCGCCGGGAGCCGCGCCGCCAGACGACGATTTCGCGAAGGGCTGGTGACATGACCAATCGCGTCGTATTCGCGCCAGGGAAACAACTCGACTACTGGGTAATGGATGAGGTGGCGGAATTTCCGCAGGAAGCATATCGAGAACCAATGACCAAGTTCCGCACCGGTAGAATCTGGCGCCTTGGCGAGAAGGAGCTGGTGGTCCGAAAGTACGTCGCGCCGTCAACGCTCGAGCTATGGGACGCGCTCGAGGACAGCGAGCCAACCCCGGCGGCAATCGCCCGTTTCCAGCAAGGCCTCGGCGCGAGTCAGCTCACGTCGACCAAGTGGCACCAGTTCTGGAGGTCGCTGTGAAAAGCCAGGAAGACGTCAAGCGAATGCTAAAGTTAGACATCGAAAAGACACTCGTCCGGAGCGGATGGAGGAAAGCACAGCCGCGCAGCATTTGGGCGCAGCCAGTCATTCGAGAGTTCGCGTGGCGCACGAGCCCGGCGTTCTTTTCGCCCATGTGGAGGCCGCTCTGATGCACGTCCGTGGCTGCACGTGCGACGACTGCCTGCCGGGCGTACCGGCGTCCGTCACCCGCGTCGTCACCACCGAGCCGGCCGAGCTTCCGATGTGGCGGCGGCGCAGCATCCCGAACTTCGAGGCATGGCTCGCTGCACGCGAAGAGCAGATATTCACCGAGCAGTTCCCGGACCCCGAAGCTCGCAAGCGCGCGCAGAACGCCAGGTCCTACGCGAAACGTAAGCTACTTGACGACCCGCTTGACGCGCAAGAAACGGAGTTAGCATGACAGAGGCCGAGAAAGCGCTGCTGGAATTATCCATGCGCCGCTTCGAGCGAGACGACTTCGAATTTTCGGAGTTCGAGCAGCTGCGCGCTGAGGTTGTTCGTGAACGGATGCCGGCTGACATCAAAGCCGTCTGGCAAAAGGCGTACAAGGCCGTGGTCTATGCACGGAGCGCTCTCACCAAAGCCGAGGCAGAACTGAAAGCAATCGAGTTGCCGCCAGCGTTTGATTTCAGCGCATGGAGACAAGAGGTCAGGGCAGAAGTTCTAAAGGAACGCTCGCTTGACGACCCGCTTGACGTGTAGTACAACGTATGACGTGAACACGCGCGCCGCCAGAGTTGCTGAACTCGAGGATGCCGAGATGGCATTCTGGCGGTCGCTCGTGCACGAGGAGTCGAAACCGATGCCGGAGTTGTGGGTGGTTGATGCTGAGCTGCCGTCTTGCGAGGCGGCCGTGTGCGCGTTCCTGTTCATTGGGCGCGGGATTTCGGGTGAGGCGTGAGAGAGATTCTTTGCTCGTGCGGAGAGCGCTCTCCTGAGCCAGCGGAAAGAACCTGCTTTACGTGCGTGCGCTGCGGGGAACACTTTCGGCTTTGGGGCTCAGGAGTGAGGAGCTACTGGGTTGCCGGAATCCTTCTCCCGGACGAACGCGCGATGAGCAGCGGGGCGTTGGCGCGATGATTCTCGAGTACGAGCCTTTCAAGCCACCAGGCACACCAAACGCTTACGAGCTCCGCATTCTGCAAGACATCGTGGCCCTGACCGCAGAGCTCGGCGAGCCGCCCCACCTGTCGCGAGTCGGCAAGGACATCGGCGTAACACGCCAGGGTGTGTACCACTGGGTCAAGAAGATGCGCAAAAAGGGGTTGCTCGAAGAGTCGCCGGTCGCTGGCTCAAAACAAGGGCTGGTGCTCACGCATAACGGGCTACTCGCCGTCGCGACCGCCATGGGGGCCGACGTGGAGCCCCGGCTTGCGTCGACGGATGAGGCGCTCCCCTAGCTCTGCGTAGCGCAGCCGCAACAACGAACGGCATTCATCGAGCGTCAGCTTCTGGCGCGGGATGAGCCACGAGCCGTTGCGGTTTGGTTCCTTCGGTAGCACCTCGAGCCCCGCGCGCTTGAGCAGCGCCTTCCATTGGCTTTCTTTTGGCCAGCCAATGAACCGGCGAACGTCCTTCTTCCAGATTACGCCGATGCTTTTCCACTCAGCCATGCAGACGGTGCGGGTTCTTCGCTGACTCCGAGGTGTCGTCGAGCCCGAAGTGGCCGTCGCGCGCGCCCGCGGCGTATCCGTCGTCCCACGCCTTGGCGCGCGAAGCTTTCAGGCAGTCAATCAGGCAGTCCGGGCAGTTCGGGTCGCTGCCGCAAATTCCGCGCGCCGGGTCGCCGTGCGCGCCTTCGGCGGCGAGAGGCCGAGAGCAACAAGGGCAGAGTATTTCCATGCGTTACATTGTAACACACTGTCGCTGAGGACACACGCCTTCGCGACCACTCTCAGACCCTTGCGGTGCGCTGCGTCCCCCTTACGGTCCGGACGCTACGACCGGAGAGCGCTGACCCGCAAACGCCAAGACGCTTGCGACGCGCAGTGCGCTTCCTTTGTAGCTCTCTTCTCCCTAAGACCTAACAGGTCAGATCGCGCGCGAGGCGCGTACCATTACAGCGTCACAATAGTCAAGAAAAATCGTCACACGGTACAACGGTACAGCATCAAAACAGCCTCATTTCTAATCGGAGGCGTGACCATACGTGAGGTGCATTTTCGGATTTGCGATTAAAGTGCCGGGACAATTTTGCACGTCACACCTACATGTAGGTAACCACTGCTCAAAGGCGCCCGTGGCGAAAGTGTTTTACACTGTAATACGCGCGTGGTAGACTGCCACGGTGCCCATCCGAGACATTGGCGTCGTACCGGACTACTTGGACCGCGCGTTTCGCGCGATGGAAGATGAGGTCGCCGACCGTAGTGACCCGAAGGGGCACCTGGGGCACCATTTCCGCACGCAGCGCGTGCAGCTGGCCGACCTGAAGATGATTCAGAAGCATCGGCCGCTGGCGCCGCCAGGGCGCGGGGAGAATTTCAACTACATGAGCCCGCTCCATGCGCGCGTTCTCGAGGAACGACGCATCGTCGCGGAGAATCGGCGAAATTCGCTGTGACCGACCTCTGGATTGGAGGCCGCTTGCCAGGCCTGAACGAGCTTTTGGCCGGAAAATCGACCCAAAAGCAGGGCTGGAACGCCTACAACGACGTGAAACAACGTTGGTTTGGGCAAATCAAGCTGCGATGCCTAGAACAGCACGTGCAGCCGGTCGGCCCTGCCTATTTTTCCTTCCTGTTCGTTGAGCCGGACAGGCGCCGCGACCCGGACAACGTTTCCGGGGGCGGAATCAAGCTGATTTTCGACTCGCTGGTCGGCGCCGAGGTGATGAAAGGCGATTCCTGGGCCCACGTGCTCGGTTTCGTCAGCTACTGGCAGGTTGGCGCGGCGCCCGGGTGCCTCGTGCACGCCGACGAGCACAAGATTTGGTCCAAAGAGTCAATGGAGGCTCTTTTGGCTGTGAAAACGGAGAAATCAGTATGAGAAGCAAGAAAACTGGGTCGGATTTGGAGCTTTCGGTCATGCAGTCGTTCAGCCGCACGCTGAAGGAGCTGCCCGCAGAGAGCCGCAATCGCGTCGTAAACTGGGTGAGTTCGCAGGATTGGAGCACGGAGACGCTGGCTCCGAAGACTGCGACTGCCAAAGCGGACGCTGCCGCGCTAAGCTGAGGCGTAAATGAGCGAACGGAAGCCAACTACGGACGGCAAGCAGGTCACGAACGACCCGGTGTACCCGTCCGTGTTGGCTACCAAGCCGGAGGCGAGCATCGAACGCCAGCGCGCCGCGCGCGACAGGCTGGTCGGCCTGCGGGACGAATTGTTCCACGAGTCGATGAGCGTGCTTCGTGACGCGATGCGCTTCAGCGAGATTGACCCGAGCCTTCAGCGAGACCTGGATCCGGCGTTCGAGCGCATGGAGAACGCCATGGGCCAAGAGCAGGCTCAGCGCGCGTACCGCGTGGCACTGCTAGCGAACATGCCGAGTGCTGACGCGCCGATTGGCCTAAAGCTCGCAGCCAACATCGCCGTAGGCATCATGAAGGCGAACGCGCAAGAGAAGGGCGGAACGCACGTGCTCAATGTCAGCAAGGTCGTGCTCAACGCCAGCGCGTTGCCCGAGTTCGAAGAACGGGAAGTGGAGAGCGAATGACGCAGGGTCACGAAGGACTGATTTCTTTGCTGGCGACATGTGCGCCGCTCCTGTCTGAATTGCCTGACTGCGAGAACTGTGAGCGACCGGCTGGTCAATACGGAGACTGCCAGTTTTGCGTCGTGTGTCGTCGTCTCGAGTCGGCCCGCGAAGAGCTCTACTGCGCATACGCGGCGCTGTCACGGGTGAGCAAGTGACCTTCGGTCCCGAAACACCCGTCGCGCGCAACGACCCAAAGCCGGCGGACCGCGTGTACTATCGGCACCTGGAGACGGGTGACCGCGGGTACCTCGTCGAGCGCAACGGCAAGCCCGCCATCAAGTGGGACCGCCCGTTCGCCGGGGACACGTCGCCGGACCTGACACGCTGGAAGAAAGAGGACGACGCGGTTCCGTTGTTCAGCCAGCACCAGATTGCGATGGTCGCGTTTGCAGCCGACAAGGAGTGCTGCCGCGCTCTCGGCCAGGTCGACATCGCGCAGCGCGTCTGGCTCGACTTGAGCGAGAAGCAGCGCCGCGATTGGATGACGGACGGGCCGAAGACGAAGGTTGGACCGCGCCGCGAGCTGTACGAGGCGATTGTCGTCGCGCTGGGAGGCAAGCGTGCCGCAACGTAAGCAGCTCACCACGCGCCCGCTGGAGCAGGAGTCGCTGCTCGAGTCGATGAAGCGTGAGGTCATTCCCTATTTGCGGCAGACCGGCTCGCTCATCGAAGATGTGGCGCCGCAGACACCGCCGACCATCACCGGCTCACGCGGCGGCGCGACCGTCGCAGTGCTCACCGCGCTGCTCACCGCGCTCGACGCGGCCGGCATCATCAACAACCAGACGACGCCATGAGCGATGTTCTCTACCAGCCATCGCCATGGCAGCAGCGGTTCCACGACACCGCGCGCATGGGCATCAACGAGGTGCTCGGTGCCGGATCTGCCGGACCTGGTAAGACCACGGCCCTGCTGATGGACATCACCGACCAAGTGACCATCGAGCACGAGCGCTGCTCGAACAAGAAACACAAGCATCACCTGGAGTGGGGAGCGTCTGTCGGGTGGGCGCTCCACCTGCGTCGCACGCGCTTGAACCTCGAGCAGACGATTCGAGTGTCGCACCGTATGTTCCGCGCCATCGACCCGGGCGCGCAGTGGAACGAGCAGAAGTCGACGTGGGTGTTCTCGAGCGGCTTCCGGTACCAATTCGGCCACTGCAAGGACCCGAACGACTGGGAGCAGTACATGAGCTTCGAGTTCTCGGCCATCTACTTCGACGAGCTCACTGCGTTCAACGAAGAGCAGTACGACCAAATCGGCACGCGCCTTCGCTCGAGTGACCCGGTGCTCGCGCTGATGCTCCGCATTCGAGCGATGTCCAATCCGCTCATGCGTCGCGAGGGCGAGGAGAACTACACGGTCAACGACCCACACTGGGTGCGCAAGCGCTTCGTCGACCCGGACCCGCGCGGAAACGTCATTTTCAAGAAGAAGCTGAAGCGCAAGGACGGAACGGAGGCGTGGCACAAGTGGTGTTACATGCCAGCGAAGCTGCAAGACAACCCCGACAAGGCGTTCGTCGCGCAGTACGAAGTCCAGCTGCTCAAGCAGAAGCCGCACATCCGCGCCGCGCTGCTCGACGGCGACTGGTACGTGACCGCCGGCTCATTCTTCGCTGAGTACTGGAAGAAGTCGATTCACGTCGTGAAACCGTTCAAGGTGGCGAACGGCTGGCGAATCTTCCGTTCGATGGACTGGGGCTTCAAAGCGCCGGGCTGCCTGCACTGGTGGGCGCTCGACGACGATGACACGCTCTACTGCATCAAGGAGCTACGTTTCCAGGGCAAGACGGTGGGCGAGGTCGCGGCAATGGTCGAGACCATCGAGACGTCGCTCGGGCTCTGGGACGAGCGCTCGAAATCGTCGCGCGTCACGGGCCCCGCGGATACCCAGCTTTGGGAGCAGCGTGGGCTCGGCGGCAAGTGCATGGCCGACGTGTTCGCCGAGAAAGGCGTGACGTGGACGAAGGCCGACAAGAAGAGCCGTCAGACGAACGCGCAGCACATAATCAAGCGACTAGTTGACCACGACGAAGAGACGAAGGTCCCAGGGCTAGTGTTCTTCGATTCGTGCACGTGGATTATACAGACATTGCCGGCGATTCAGACGAGCACGCACAATAGCGAGGAGCCGGCTGACGGCGGCGACGATCACGCCCTGGACTCCCTCTGCTATTCAGCAGCGTACGCTTCGCGCGGGAAAACTGCTATTCCACCAGTTCGACCGCTCAAGTCCGAGTGGGATGACGAAGAAGAAATGCCGAAAGACCGCGAGCGCGCTGGGCGCCTCGGATACGGTCAGGAGCTTTGCTGATGGCTGAAGAACAAGAAGCGCCGGAAGTTGACGCATCGGAAAGCCTTGCCGACGAATACACGGTCGAGGGCGAGGAAGAGGCGGCCAAATCCGAGGTGCTCGTTTACGACGAGGATTCTCTCAATCTGGTGTTCGACTTCGAGAAACACCAGGACGGTGAGAAGGCCATCGAGAAGCTGGCGAACAAGATAGTCGACGAGTTCGACGACGACTTCGAATGCAGCGAGCCGCGCCGCAAACGCATCGCCGAGGACTGGAAGTTGTTCGCCGGTGAGCTGCCACCGAAGGAGTGGCCGTACGCGAACGCAGCCAACGCGAACGTGCCAATCATGATGGAAAACCTGACGCGCGTCGTGTTCCGCGCGGACGGCGAGCTCTTCGGTGACAAGAGCAACGTGTTCGGCGTGAGCGCGCTCGGCGACAAGGACCAGGACCAGGCGCAGCTGCTGTCGATGCACGGCAACTGGCAGCTCCGCAACGAAATCCCCGACTTCTATCGGCAGATGAAGCGCGGGCTGATGAACTACTTCACGGTCGGCGACGTGACGTTTCACTCGTACTACGACGAGCGGCTCAAGAAGAACCGCCACGAGTGTCTGACCGCCGACGAGTTCGTCACGCCGTTCACGTTCACAAGCACGATGCCGGACTACTCGGACGCGCCGCACTACACGCGCGTCTACATGAAGTACCCGCACGAAATCGAAGCGATGCGCGGCGTGTGGGCCGACGTGGACAAGGTGCTCGGCGACGACCCGGAGAGCCGCCCGACCAACAACTTCGACGACGACCCCGAGCAGCTCATCGCTGTGTCGACGGCGCAGACGGTTGGCCAGGAGATTCCCGACGAAGGCGGCCCTCGCAAGCTGCTCTGGTACGAAGGGTGGGTCGACTTGCCGAACCAGGACCGGCAGCGGTTCATTCAGGCCATCGTCGACTACGAGACGCGGCATATGTTTCGCCTGACCATCCACGAGGAAGCAACGTGGGAGGAGAAGGCGGCGTACAAGCGTCAGGTCGACGAGCTCGCCAAGTTCCGCGCTGACCAGATGAACCACCAGCAGGCCATGCAGGAGCATCAGGACACAATCGCGCAGATTGGCCAGACTGCCGCGCAGGGGCTCGCTGGCCCCGAGCAGACGCTCGCCGCGTTGAGCGACCTGGAGGCGCAGGCCCCGCAGCCGCCCTTGCCGCCTCCGTGGATGCAGAACCCGGACGACCCGGACGAGACACCGAAGCAGCCCGACAAGCGCCCGATTCACCTGTTCGTGCACGGCGTGTGCATCGAGCCGGCGCACGGCAACATCGGGCTTGGCTACGGCGGGATGCAGGCGGACTTCCAGCGCGCGGCGAATACCGTGCTCTCGCAGTTCATCGACGCCGCCACGCTCGCCAATTGCCAGACGCTCATCACCGCGGGCAATGTCAGCTGGAACTCGGACGGCAAGTACAAGCTGGCGCCGGGCGCAATCAACGTCGCCACAGGAATGTCGGCAGCCGACCTGAAAGACGGGCTCATCCCGTTCAAGTTCGGCGACGCGAACCCGGCGTTGATGCAGGTCATGTCGCTGATGCAGCAGTCGGGAGAGAGCTCGATTCAAGGACCAGCGGTGCTGTCCGGAGAATCGGGCAAGTCCGGCGAGACCGCGCGCGGCATCAACGCCCGTATCGAGCAGGCGACAAAGCAGCTCAGCGTCACCACGAGCGCATACGCCTTCCAGGTGCTGACGCAGGTGCTGAAGAACAACGCCTACCTCAACAGCCGCTGGCTCCCCGACGAGCAGCTGTTCCAAATGGAGGCCAACCTGATTCCGCAAGGCATGACGCCGCCGTTCAAAATCGGCCGCGAGATGTACGAGCGGAACTACCAAATCGAAATCAAGGCCGACATGCGCTTCGCGACGCAAGCGCAGCGTGTGGGTGAGGCCGACGACGCGCTCAAGCTATTCAAGGAAGTGCCACAGCTCCAGGGCAACATCGCGCTCATCTACGCCATCCTGAAGCAGTGCCTCGAAGCGCGTGGTTTGCGAAACCTCGTGCCGCTGCTTGGTCCGCCGCCGCCCATGCCGCAGACGCCGCTCGGCATCCCTGCGCCGCCGCCGCCCGGCATGGCGCCCCCTGGGGCAGAAGGGGCTCCGCCCGGCGCTGGAGGCCCCCCGCCGTCCGGCATGGTGCCGCCTGGCGGCCCGATGAAAGGCCCGCCGCCGGGCATGCCACCGCGCCCGAACGCGCCAATGCCGGGTAGCGTCCAGTGACTGACTACAGCAAGTTCCGCAAGTCGACGGACATGCTCGATTGGATGCGCACTACGCAGGCGCAGTACTTCGTGAAGCAGCTCAGTGAGAAGCTCGAGACTGCGCACGACAACTTGGTGGCCACGTGCCTCAAGTCTACCGACCCGAAAGTCACAGCTGCGGCAACGCAGTGGAACGAGCTGAACACCCTGACGGCGTACCTGAAGAACGCCAGAAAAGAACAAGTCGATGAGTGAGCTAGTGAACGCGAGCGGCGTGGCCTTGCCGCAGGTCAACAGCGACCAGCTGGCGGGGCGCGACCGCGAGATTGCCGAGCGCCGCAGCGAGATTCTGCGTAAGCGCATGTCGCCGCCCGGGTCGCTGGGCCTCCCTAGGCTATTGGACGAAAGAAGGATTGCCTACGGCATCACCGACCGCGCATTCGACTGGGATGCGTCTTTTGCTCGCGTCTACATCTGGCAAATCCCGATGCAGAAGGGCGATAAGTTCGAGTCGGACTCGCTAATCCATATGCCGGAGTCGGTGCAGCAGCGCGAAAAGACGAAGGCCCCGCAGGGCATCATCATCAGCGCTGGTCTCACCGCGCTCGACCACTTGCGCGGGCACGGCATGGATCTCGGCCACAAGGTGCTGTTCTGCCACTCGGCGCCCTACCACATTCGCTACGACACGGTGCTCGGGCTGGAGCAGCACCTGATTGTTCTGCTGTCCGGCGACATCATCGGCAGCGAAGACCTGGCGACGAATCGCCGCAACCGCGTGGTTCGCTACTTGGCGCGTCGCACCGAAACATCGGTCGCGCACACGTTCATCGACGAGAAGGGGCAGCCGTGGTTGCCCGAGTCCGACGTATTCGGGGAGCATGAGTGATGGCTGGACTAGACGACACTGAGCAGGAGCAAGAATCCGTAGGCAATCACCTCGGCAAGCTGCGCGAGCGCATGGGCGCCGCGCGCGCCTCCGCCGAGGAAGACGAGGACGAGGTTTCGACCGAAGCCCCCGAAGTCGAGGAAGAAGACGAAGAGGCCGAGGTCGCGCCAACCCGCCGCGAGCGCCGCGCTGGACGGC